GTAGCCAGCCCCAATGTTGAATCCCTGGATTCGCCGTCGACAGCATGTAAGCTGAGATCATAGCTAAAAGAAAACCGGTCCATCGTACCATGGTCGTTGTCTCCCATGTTAATTACCCTATAATAAAATGCTTAACTAATATGATTAATTCTGCAAAGATCATGAGACCTACTGTCCACATAATCTTTTTAATTCCTGCTACGTCTTTTTCTATGTGTGCTAAATGATTATTTTTAATATGAGCAAGATCTTGATTTATGACCTTTATATCGCCTTTAACCTCTGTAACCTCGACTTTTAGATCATAAACTTCTTTCATATCAATCCTCTATAGGTGGTGTATAACCAGTTAATGCAGTTGCCTCAGCTTGAGTTAATCCTAAGTCTAATAGCTTTTGATTGCCATTAGCTTTGTCTGTAGCTTTTTGAGTTTCTTCATTTGCTATTGCAGTTTCAGCTTCAGATAATCTAGCTTCAATATCTGCTTTAGCAATAGGTGTTGTGCCTTCTTCCCAAACAATATCATCTATATTATCTCCACTTAAACCAAACTGTGCATTAGCATTTATTAGTTTAACAGCTTTTATTATTTTTTTGTGTTGTGTTGTCATTATACTGTAACCTCCATTAATAATATTCTTCCTGTTGAACTGTCATCATTCAAAATTACATTTGTTGCTGCATAACCACCAACTCCTACTTCGTATGTAATAGCACTTGTAGTATTGGGAGATAAAAGTATAAATTCATTTAATCTAGGTCTAAAATTTGAAGAAACTGTTGTAGCAAAATATAAACCACTAGAATAAATTTTTATAGTACCACTACTACTACTTGGGTGATATGTTGTTGTAGAACCACCAGATATAATTTCTTTTAAAGCTAAAGAAACACCCATATCACCACCAGTACTATCTACTTTTGTAGTAGATATATAATTAACAAGTATTCTTGAACTTGTTGATGATGGTGTAATTGTTGCGCTTATTTTATTTGAACTTGGAAAATAATATGTACTATCATTTGGACTACTTTGACTAAAAATAGTTGATGATGTGCCTTGTATTACTTGTTTAATTCCACCTGCTGAACCCCAAATAGGATTAGCACCAGTACCTTGTGTAATTAATGCTTGACCTGCTGTACCTGCACCAAGTCTTTGTAATCCCGATCCATCTCTATAAAGCAGATCTCCCTGGGTAGTTAATGTTGTACTAACATCTGTACCATCAGTACCTTTGGCAGCAAGTTTAGTCCAGTAAGTAGTATCAGTTGGTAGGTTACCAGTTGATGCAAGAATACAAATATAAGTTTCGTTAGAGTAAGTTACTATATCATCTACTACATAAGCAGTACCACCTGCATATGCTCCTCTGAATACTGGTTTAACTCTTCCTAAATTAATTGTTGCCATAATATATTACAGTACGATTGTATCTGCCTCCTCTTCAGTTAAAGGTTCACCAGCAATTAGTTTTGCTTTAGCACTAGCTTTAGCATCTATTCTAATTCTGTCAGCATCTTTTAACTCTTGTACTTTAGCATTAACTTCAGCTTCAGTTGGCATTGTTGCACCATCTTTAACTATTTTAATGTTTGCATAAGTCATTCGTTGGTCATTTGGTATTACATTTCCATTGTCATCTTCTTTTTTCCAATGATACCAATTTCCACCATTAAAAGTTTGTAATGCTAATTGAAAATAATCTTTATTCATTTTATGTATCTCCTAATCTTACAAATGTTATTTCACTTTCATTTTGTGTTGAATTTCCAACCATAACTGGTGTATTATTTTGTGTACTTGCATTTTTCACTCTAATTAAGTGAGTTGATGTATTGGTTACATCAAACATAAAACTTACGCTAACAGTTACATAAGCAGAATTTATGTGTCCACTATCCCAAGAGATTGATGCATCATTCCAAGTTGAACCACTATTTGTAGATGCTTGAATAGAAACACCTAGATACTCACTACTACCACCAGTTATATACATACAGGCTCTCATATATATCCACCAAATTCCTGTTTCTGGAAAATTAAACCATTCATTACTATTAGTAAGTGTCATATCACTACCAATGTAACCTGGACTATTTGTATCAGTTTTTTCCCAAGAATTAACTACAGTACCTGCACCAGTTGTAGAAGTAGTTGGTCGCCATTGTTGAGCATTTGTTATTCCTGCTGGTGCATCTGTCCATGAAACATTTGCTCCAGTACCACCAGATTGCAATAATTGACCACTCGTTCCAGGAGCTAGTCGTGCAATAGCTGAACCATTGTTATAATAGATGTCGCCTTGTACTGTTCCAGAGATATTAAATAAATCTGCATCAACACCTTTCTGTGACATCAATTCCCAGTAGGTAGCATTAGGTGGAGTGTTACCAGTAGATGCTGCTATACATACATAAGAGTTACCACCACTCTCTACTACATCATCTACGACATAAGCAGTTGCACCATTGTATGCACCTTGCCATTTGAATTTTATTCTACCTAAATCTATTGTTGCCATTATAATCCTACCATAACATTAGCCTCATCTTCGGTTAATGCCTCTCCATTCATAAGTTTTTGTTTTACACTAGCTTTTAAAGTTTCTTTATCAACAATGTTATCCATTTCAGTTTGAATTTCAGACCAAGTTGGTGCTGTACCAGAAAACATATCTGCTTTCATAGCATTGTATTCAGTTTCATTACTTGGTGGATTACCAGTATAACCTTTAAAGTTTTCTTTTTTATTAACTATTTTATCAAATTTAGCCATTATATTAATACCTCCATAAGTTGGATAGATGTTCCTGTTTGATGTGCTCTGCCATCATCAGTAGTATTAGCATTTATTATATCAGCCGGTCTTTCAGCAGCACCATCTCTACTTCTCCAACCTATTTTAAAAGTATGAGAGCCAGTACCAAGATTTGTTGCATCTTGAAATGTTTTATTAACATGAATCATTCCTGGAGCATTAGTATCATAACCATAAGATTGACCTATACCTCTAAAAGCAGAACTGTCATTTGTTCCAGAATTATCCATTCCAGTTGTTGTACAAACAAAATATAAACCAGAATGATAAGAATTATACAGTTCACCTGGTATCAATCCTATTGCAATTATTTTTGATGTAGTAGCATCTTTTACTTTAGAAATTGTTATATCATTAAATATGGTTCCATTTGTTAAACTAGATAATACTATTCTTGTATTGTTTTCATAAGTTGTAATTTTTACTATTCCACCAGATACATCTGCAAATTCTAAAGCAGTACCACCAGAGTTTGTTCTTAATACTTGGTTTGCACTTCCTAATGAAGTTAATCCAGTACCACCTTTTGAAACTGGTATAGTAGGTAATCTTGCATCTGATAAAGTACCAGAAGTAATTGTACTAGCAGCCATCCCATCTGTTACTACTAGACTTTGGCCAGTAGGAATTGTGATCGTACTTCCAGATTGTGCCTCTATTTCATTAACTTTTATTTTTGACATAATGTTATCCTATCAAATTTTACTAGTGTTGTATACCCTAAATCGTTACTATTAAATTTCCGCTACTATTAACACTAAAAGAAAACCCTGAAGAGGCATATATAAACTCATCAAAAGCTTCATATGTAGCATTACTAATGTTATCCGATCCTTGGTTCGTTGTAGTAACAATCAACTTACCATCGGAATCTTTATTAAAACCATAGACCTCGGGGGTCGAGGCTTGACCTAACTCCCACGCGGTTCCAGCGTCATTAACCTTAAATACATAGCCAGGTGATATACCAGTCGTAGATAGCTGAGCTGTGCCCACGGTTCCTTGGCTAGGAGTTGCTATATTTAAAGTATCTCCTAGCTTTAATATCTTGATTGTTTCAGAAGCTCCTGGTGCTCCAGAAAATGTAAGTGTAGTACCAGATACAGTAAAAGATTCTCCCCAATGTTGTAATACACCAGAAAGTATAACTAATAATACTCTTTCAGAAGGTACTGATTCGGACATAGTGAAATTAACTCTTGATCCATCAAAAGCTTCACTTAATGTTATAAGTTTATATTCTCCAGTTTGTAAGGCTCTTCCAATGTACGGCATTATATTATGTTTAAAGTACCTCCACTAATTGTCCAAGTAATTCCACTAGCTACTGTAATAGGACCTTTTAAAAAATAGTTTTTGTTTGCTGCAATAGTAATTGTAGCATTTGCAGTTACTTGATCATAGTTTTTATAAGCATTATCAGTTGATGCAACTTCACCACCTAATACTAAATCTTCTGCTGCTTGAGCTGTAATTCTAGTTAATGCCATTATATATCTACCTCTAATTCTCCATTATTATTTATGCTAAATGTTAAACCTTTCTTAGCAAAAAAACTTTCATCAAATGCATCTTGTCTTGCAGCAGTCTCTACTGATACAGCATCTGTACCATTACCATAAGTTAATATTAAATCTTCAGCTTGATTGCCAGATCCATTAGTTTTTTTAAAACCATAAAAGTCAATTTTACCTAATTGATCTTGAGCAGAAACCGATAGATCTGATACTTCAATAACACCAGCATCAATACTATCTGAGCTAGTAATTACTCCTGTAAATACCTGTTGACCAATATAACCCATATTATCTCCTATACACTAATTGCATCTATGTAACTAACTATAGCTTTTAGTGATGACGCTGTATCACTTTTAGCTTTAATTTTATCACCGGACTTCAATATGATCTTAGCACCACCATCAATTAGCTCTAAAGAAGAACCAGCTGGTATTGGTGCATTGGCAATCAATTCAGTGTCATTACCACCATTTTCAATTGCACAATGAACATTGATCGAGGTTCCAGTAACATTAACCAATCTTACACCTACCACAGTGTCATACGTATCTGCTTGCGCTAAGATATCAGTATAACTTGTGCCTATTGCAGTTGAAGTTAGTTGATTTCTAAAGTTTTGTGCCATGCTACCTCCTTATAAAGCTACCGACATTGCTATAGCAAAACCTTTTGTTGCAAATGATGTTGTATCAGCTGCTACGATTTGCCATGATGTTCCGTTATAAACTTTCATTAAATTAATACTTGTATCAAAAAATAAATCTCCAGAAGTTAAAGCATCACCGTCATTATCAACTGTAGGTTCTGTTGCGTATGCACCTAGATAAGTATCTTCAAAATTATCAGCTGCTAATTCTGCTGCTGCTTGTGCAGCTTGAGCTGCTAGTTTTGCAGTGTTTGCATCATTTTTATGATTTTCTGCTGTAGTAGCGCTTGATGCCGCATTAGATGCAGATGTACTTGCGTCTTGTGCATATTTCTTTGCAGAATATTCAGATGCATCGACTGTGCCTGATGTATATATTGCCCAATCTTTTGCTGATCCAGTTGTTCCTCTTGTCTGTGTTCCTACTGCATATTCTTTAGCAGAATATTCAGATGCATTAACTTTTGATGAAGTATTGGTTGCCCATTCTTTAGCAGCACCATCTCCACTAGTAACTCCTGTACCGCCAATTGCCCAAGCTTTAGAAGCATAATCTGTACTAGCAACTAAACCTGTTGTCTTAGTAGCCCATTCTTCAGAAAGTACTGCACTTGCAGCTGCTGCCGTAGCTGATGACGAAGCTGAAGCTGCATCTACAATTAAATCCCATTTTGCTGAATCTGTATTTGTAGAAATAGGTTGTGCTCCTGAAGAAGTGTGTGCAGTATTACATATATAGATATTATTATTTGATGTATCTTTAATTAAATCTCTTTCAATATAAACAGTTGATGCCGCCCAGTTTCCTCTATATGTACCAATCTCTTGTGTTGCTACAAGATCTCCTGTGCTGTCAAAGCTTAATATCTTTGTAGCTCTTTCAGTTGGAATAGCAGTAATTTGTATACTACCAGAATTTGATTGTGATAACTTAAATGATCTATTTAATTGTTCTTGCTGCTGCTGTAATGCTAATACAATCTTATCAACTGTGTCTTCGTGTGCTTGTGCAGGAAATGCATCACCTTCAATATAATCTTGTGCTTGTTCTAAAGGAGCAACCCTTGTTAAAAATAATTTATGTGTAGATGGTAAAGCATTATTAACTGTTACATCCCAAGATTCTGTAACTGAGTCATATGCTATAGTATAATCATATGTACCAGCTCCTCCAGAAGTTTGTAGTGTCTCAACTCCTGTCGTAATAATAACAGTATATACTTTTAAATCCGTTGCGGCATATAATTTGTAAGGAAAATTAAATACAGTGGTACTGCCATTACCAGTGTAACTGATATAACTGTTTTGTGCCGATACCGTCATTTACTTGCCTCTTTAATCATTTTTCCTACTATCCCAGGAATATTTGGGTCTCCACCTCTCTTTATAACACGACTAGGGGAAATATAAAACCTTTGATCGTGGTCTTTTTTAAGTCTTCTTTCCATCCGTTTTAAATATCCAGGGTTTTGCCATTCCTTGATATTATATAATACAAGATAATCCATTGCCATTCTTAAATAGAATAAATTAATAAATGGAGTATTTCCTTGTATTAAATTTGCCATCTTAGCAAATGGGTCCTCTCCTGTTCTAATAGCTTGTATTATATCAATTAATGAATCAAATTGTCCGATAGTAGGACCTACTAATGTACCTAAAGCAGAACCACCATATCTATTAAATTGTCCAAATAAGAAGTCTCCATATAAACCAAGGCCTCCACCTTGTGCCATTGAAGCACTTATAATCTTAATATTATGAGCCATATCATCTGTAAATTTACGTGGTTCTTTTCCTTTTGCAATATCTTTTAAGTACAACGATAAGTAACCTAATAATGATGTTGATACAATAAAATGAGCTAAGCCAGTTAATGAACCTTTACCTTGAACAAGCCCTTCTTTAAATGAATTAGCACCATAACCATATATCTCTCTACCAATAGATTTATGTAATACTGTGATAGGAAATGATTTAAACTGAAATAATAATCTAGAAGCTATACCTAATGGAGTGCCATCTTGAGTTCCCATATTCATAATAGCTCTTTCAGCAGCCCCTGGCATAGGTACTGCAAAGTCAGCTCTATCTGTAAAATAAGCACCAAGGGCAGATACTAATCTATCTTTAGTTCTTGCAACTTTACTTGGACTATGCATTTTAATATTAGGTTCTTTTATTTTAAGATAATTTAAAAATATGTCATCTGATAATGATTCAAGCATATCAGTCACAATATAACTATTTCCATCATCTGCTTTATAAATAGCTTGTCTAATTACATTATTCCACTCTTCTGCACCAAGATCAAACATATTTAATATTCTTTGTGTTTCAGGAGTTAATTGACTAAATTCTTTTCCAGCTTGATCACCAAGATTTTTAGCCATCATAACAGCTGCGCCAACTCTATGACCATCTGTCCAAGGTGATAATAAATTTAATTTAAAATAAGCTTGTTGTGCTTTTGAAAACATTCCAGGAGTTAGATCATTAGCACTAAATCTAGATAGTGTATTACCAATAATACCATCCATACCAACAGCTAACATTTGAGCTATTTTTCTTCTATCAGATTTTTTTGCACCTCTTCCTTTTAATAAATTTTCAAATGCTATAGCATATCCTTTAAATCTATTTACTCCTTGATATTTTAATTCAGCTACTTGGTTAGGTATATCAGTTAATGATGATATAACAGCCATACCTAGTTTAGCCATATTTTGTATATTTCTTATAGTTGCAGATATATTTGCAGCTGTTACATTACCAGGTATTCTTGTAGTACCATCAACTTCTTTGAATATCCACCATAATAAATTAGATTCACTATTAGCATATTTACTAAACTCTTCAATTGCTTTAATATCCCCTTCTTTTTTAGCTTTTCTAAGTTCCATATCTATGATTTTTTTCAACATAGCTTTTGGATTAGGTCCCAAAGTTTCTAATAATGCTCTATTTCTGCCTGCATGTTCTAAACCTAATACAACAGTTTCTCTAAGATTTTTTGAACCAAATGCTCTATTATAATTCATAAAAGCATCTGCATCTTTAAAATGAATAAGTCTATGTGCTTCTGATAATCTTTTACCTAAATTACTAGGACCAGTAAAACCAGCTACAATATCATCAGCGTAATTTGCACCTTCATGTTTTAAATGAACACCTGTAATTAAACCATTATAAATATCTCTCCAAAATCTGTTTATTTTATCATCATCAACGCCATATAAAGTTCTTTCCATATCTACAGTTTCTTGAATCTTAGCATACCAAGTATCAAAGCCAGCTCTTCTCATTGTGACCGGATTGTGAGTTTGTCGCATAATATAATCAGGTATTTTTCTAATCCAAGCACCATGTCTATTTTGTGCATCAATAGCATCATCTTGTAATTCTGCTATAACTCTAGCAATTTTTTCTGCAGCTGGATTTTTTGATATACCAGATTTACCACCTGGTCTTATCTCATATAACTCTCTAGCAATATCATCATCTATCTTACCAGATACAAATTCTTCAAATATGTCTTCTTCTTCCATCTTTTTAATCATAGAAGTAATATATTTAGTTGAATGATATTTACCAATAGCATCTACTGATTTTCTGCCACCTCTAAATAATTTTAAAGTACCACCAAGAAATGCTCTAAGACCTAATGCTCTATCTTTAAAATTACCAAGATAGCTCATAATTCTTTCTCTTGCTTGTATATTTAATATTTCTTGTCTACGTTGTATAGCAAGTCTTACTTCTTCTTTTGTAGATTCATCAGTTAAAAATTGTTTAATCTTATTTTCAAGATCTTGCTCTTTTGTAATTTTTTTCTCTTTACTAATCTTTTTACCTAATTCATCAAGTAATTTATTTTTTTCATCAAGAGTTAAAGCATCACCTATAGCTTCATTTACAATACCTATACAATCTCTAATATTAGCCATTATGATTTACCTATTGCACAGTTAAGGACTGCTTTTAAAGCTTGTCCAATTGATTTATTTTTCTTAACACCATCATTAAATGTTTGATTTAGCTCATTAATTTCTTTTGTAATAATGTCACTATTATAAGCTGCTAGTTCATCAGTTAACATATCTATTTCTTTATTTATAGCAGTTAATTCTTTATTATTGACATTTGCTTCAATTTTTTGTATTCTTTCTCTAGCATTTAATGCTCTAATTTTTGGTGATAATTCCACATCAGCAGTTACTGTGCCATGTTTATTTTCATAGTTAGCTTTAGCATGTTTTAAGATGTCATCCATTGACATTGTTTGCATACCTTTTGTTTTAACTTCTGCTGTAATATGTAATACTTCGTTACCTTGACCCTTAATATATTCTCCTTTTGATGATCGACTAACATATCTAGCATCTCTTATTTTAAATACAGTGCCAGGTGCAAATAATACTTCTGCCTCATTATAGCCACCTGTTGCTGATTTAAAAGCTTTATCAACAAATGTCATATTAGTTCCTTTTGGAACAAGTATTCTTAATTTTACAGGTTTATTTTTGCCACCTGTAAATTTATAACCAATATGATGTAATAATGACCCATTAAAAAATGAATCACTAGTAAATTCCATACCTTTCATCTTGTATGCGTCATCAAAAAGTTGCGGGCCAAATGGCATACCTTCTATCTCAGCAAAGTTAGAAGCATCTTTACCAGCATATACAATAAAATTATCTTGTGTTTTAACTTTATTAATTGCAGATAATAAATTGTTATATTGTTTTTGAAAATCTTTTAGTGCTGATTTACCATATTCTTCTACAAGATCTACTCCTTTTGCTACATTTGAAGCAAATGCATGCATGCTACTAGAGCTTGCTGCCCATGATTGTAAAGCATTTATTTCTTCTTTTGTTAATAATTTTTGTAGATTATCAATTTGTTTATTAATATATTCTTTTACTTGTTTAAATGAATAAAACTTTTTATAAGGTGTTTTTCTATTACTTAATTTTTGAAATTCATCAGAAGCTAATTCACCAATATCTAAACCATCTTGTAATAATTTATCTTTTAATCCTGCAGGTATTTTATCTTTATCTACTATATTTGATAACAAAACACCTAAATCTTTTTTAGCTACTGAATCTCTTCTATTAATTAAAGCAAATGTTATATTATTAATTTCTGCTTGTTCTTGTTTTGTTAATTTACCAGCATAGTCTAAAGCTCCAGAAACAATAGCTTCAATCTCTTCATCAGACATTTGATATATTTTTCTGATAGCATTTGCCAGCATTTCAACTGTCATATTTTTGATATGAGCGTCTATATCACTATTTTTACCAATTAAAAAAGATACAAACTCTGGTAAATCATTTTCTATCCAATCTATTTTTACTTCTCCCATTGCTCTAAATTTTATAGAACCACCAGCGTCTATTGAATGTATTCTACCAGATTGATCTACAATTAAATTACCTTGAGCCGCAAAATCTCTATTACCTAACCAAGCATGAATCATTGAAGATTCTATAAAGTCTTGATAAGCTTTTGGATTATTTTTAATAATAGCATTTACTTTTTCCATTGTTAAAGGAGTACCTTCTTTCCATTTAGAAGCAATACCAACAAACGAACCATCTTTACCAATAACAGGTCTTACAAATGGAGCAGTGTCTCCCAATAGTCTTTTCATTATAACAGATGCTATTAATTCATTTATAGCCCATTCTTTATTAGCTGGTTTTTTAATATACCATTTTTCACCTGTAGTATTGTGTATTACAGTGTTACCTTCATTACTACCTAATTTACCAGATGATGCAGTAAATTCTTCATCTAGTAAAGGAGCTCCTGGCATTTCATCAAGATCTAATGGTTTTTGAGTAATTTCACCCATAGTAGGACCTTCATCAATTTCATTGGGTCTATATTCTAATAATGGTGGTCTATATCCAGTTCTAGCATTATATGCTCTTTGTAAATCAGCAGCATCTAGATCTGTAATTAATTTACCTTCAGGAATATTTTTCTTTCTAGCTACATCTTTTGCAGCTTTTAATATAGCATCAACATTAATATCTGCATCTGATGTAGCTTGTTTGTATGCAAGATCTAATGCCATAGCATGTCTTTGTCTAGAAACGCCCATAATCCAATCAGCCGTTCTTCCTCCTACAACATGTATTCCACCTCCAAGAACACCTCCAAATGTAACATTCAGTAATGAATCCCAAGCTGTATAATCAGCTTGTTCATTAAATTTTTGTAAAGCAACAGGTACTTCAGCAACAGCAGACCAGAATGCAGCACTTCTTGCTCCAGAAACAAATCTTGCTACATCTATTCCTCGTTTTACAGAAAGGCCAAGAAAACCAATTTTAGAAGCAGTTGGATCAGGAGCAAATAGTAATCCCATATTAACTGGGTCATTTACAAGAGCTGAAAGACCCATCCAACCAATACCTTTAGTTTTTTGCCACAAACCGCTTTGCATTCCCATTAACTGTTGGAATTGCATTTCTTTTATTTTTCTTCCATGAAGTATTTGAGCTTCTGCTACAGTAATATCTCTATCAAAATTTAGTCTTCCATCAAGGCCATATTTGTCATTTGCAGCTTGTGCTGTTATAATATCTCCTGTTCTTGGTTCATTTTCTCCTGATAGCGCGTTGTAATAGCTAGATTCTCCTCTAATATCAATAGATTCTCCTGATTGAGCAAGCCAATCAGATTTTATAGTTTGCTCATAAAATCTTTTAGCGGTACTATTACCTTCTGAACCTCCTGGTAAATCTTCCCAGTTAAGCAAACCAAAAGTTTTACCTTCATTCCACATTGCCTCCTTATTTTGATCATCATTTATTTTTATAAAATTATGACCAATACTAGGAAGATATTCATTATCATCAGGTTTTGGTATAGTAAGAGTTGCCATTATGGACTCATCGCTTCTTGTTGTTCAGGATTACCGTCTATTACTTGAAATTTCAATCCAGCCATAATTGTATCTAAATTTTCCCAAGTTATTACAATTTTTGATTTTCCAGATTCACCATCCATTTGATATACAGGATAAGTTCCTCTTTCGTCGAATGCCCATACAAGTTCTATGCCTGAACCATCAGCTGTATTTCTCCAAGTTGTATTTGTTTCTAATGAACCTTTTTGGATTGAAGCATAGTTACCAACTTTAGGATCTATACCAATTTTATCCATAGTAGGATTTCCTGACATTAATACTTCTATATCAGAATCTTTTAAATTTTGTATTACAGATTTTGTAGCAGATTCAATTGCAGATTCTGAATAATTTCCAGCATTAACAGATTTAGGTATAATAAAGTTTTCTGTAACCATAAATTTATCAGTAATAAATCTATTCATAACAGAAGATATAGCATCATTTACTTCTTCACCTTTTGCAACTCTAACAGCGACCATTTTAGTAATTAAATTTTGCCAGCCATCAACCATTGGAATTGCTGCTGTATTATGTCTTGTTAAAGCTTGTCTGATTGGTATAAATTCAGATTGTATCTCAGCTTTAATAGTATTTCTATCAGCTTCAGCTATAGCATTATTATCTACTTTCATTCTAGCTGCTTGGAATATTTCTCCAAAATTGTGTATATCATCTACATACATCATTGCAGCTGCTAATGAATTATCCATTTTTCCTTTAATTACTAGTTCAGCCATAATATTATCAAAGTAATCCCCGTATAATTCTTTATAATTTGTAATTAATAATTGTACTGATTCTTTATCAGCGTTATCAGGGTTAGTTAGTGTAGAAATTAAAGCATTTCTTTGATTATCACTTAAATATACAACATCTGATTGTTGCTTACCAAAACCTTTTTGCATTTGTTCTAATTGAAACAATCCTTCTTGAACAGTTGCTCTATCATTTGAATCTAATTTATTAAATATATCTTTTCTATATTTTGCAGCATACATAACAGGGTCTTCATCCATTAATTTAACCATGTTGGCTTGCTGTTTAATAGCCGCTTCTTTAATATCTTTTTCTACAGCAGTTGTTGACGGTAAATTTTTAATATAATCACCTTGTTCAGCTAGATTCATACCTGTTAATGCAGTAACAGCTGTATAAACACCATTAGCAACTTTTAATTTTTCTTGATATTCTACCCATTGAGAATTACCTTTTCCATAATAATAATCAAATTCAGCCTCTGTTACTTCATGAACAGCATTTCCATTTTCAGAAATATTTGCAACATTGTCATTTAGTTTAATACCAAATTTAGCTTTATCAGCAGCTGTAACTTGGTTAATTACACCATTTGCTTTATTTTTAAGTGCTAATAATTTATCAGCAGCTAAGACTTTATCAAAAACGCCATTATCCATTTGTTTTTTAATAAAATCAAGTTTAGCTTTATCACCCTCATCTATAATAGCACTAATTCCAGTTTCTGCAATATAAGCAAGTCCTTTTTCTTTAGCCGCTTTTAATGTTGTTTTATTCCATAAATTAGAATATCCCTCAATTGCCTCTGTTTCTGGGCTATCAGCTAATCCATTTAATATTTGATCAAATGATTCAGTAATAGAACCCCATGCTGTAGGGTCTTCAGCATATCTTAATGCCATACCATTACCTGTTTTAGTTAATGAATCTTGTTGATATTTTAATCTTTTTTGTGATTCATATTTAATAGCTGAGTTAAATGCACTCATCTTATACTGATTCATTTGTTGTTTCCAAGATTCTCCAGCCATCTTAGAAGGAGCTTGTTTTAATTTTTCATCAGATAACTTTTGAAACTCTTGTAAAGATTTAGTTACAAAACCTTTACCATCTAGTGTTTGATCTTCATTTTGTAATTCTATTTCTCTTTTAACATATTTTTGATGCAAATCTTCATAATTTTCAGAAACCCATAATGTGGCTTCTTTTCTCATTCTATCTTTTTCAATAGTAGCTAAACTACCTGCTAAATTGCTTACACCTCTACCAAATGATTGTAACCCTGTGTCAGATATTTGTGCTATTTCTCCACCAGAAAAACCTGATATGCCTTGATCAGACATACCAACTTGTCTATCATATGTAGGAATTTTTGTTGTTCTAGCCATTAACTAAATACCTCCAGTTCATATCCTGTTTGGTATGTTTGACCAGCTCCAGTTAATAATGTACCCATAGCTCTTGTTTTTCCAGCTTGATAAGCAGCAGCTCCTGTATATCTTGCTTGAGCAGCTTCTACAGTATAACCTCTTGATTTTAAATCTGCGTTATATTGTGTCATTAAAATATCTTCTTCTGTTAGCATAGCAAGTTCTTCTTGCACGAATAAAGGTGTGCCAGTACTTGAATCAACACCACCTTTTGCATAAGCAACTCTTTGGGAACCTGCAATTTTTCTATATCTTCTTTTTAATTGTTCTTTATCATAAGCAGCTTTATCTTGAGCAAGTTTAGAATTTTGTTCTGCAACTTGAGCATTATACTCATAAAGCTGCTTTTGCATTTTGCCTTGTTGATAAGCACCATAAGCGCTTATCACTGTACCTGCTGCCATTAATGCTACAACTGCTTTACTCATAAAACTTTACCAATTTATAATAATCCTCTTTATTAGGACCAAATTGCTTTAATTCTGCCTCAATTTCAAATCCTAGATATTTAGCAAATTTAACAGCATCTTTAAAATCTTTAATCACATGGCAGTGTACCCTGTGAAACTTAAATTGATCCGCTATTAATTTTAAATAATATCTTATATCTTTTATACAACGAATTTTGTTCTTTTTAAACTCTGGTGATAAAAACATGTAAGCTTCTCCAACTCCTGTCCAATGAGGCATTACGCCACATATACCAATAATTGTTTTATTATGCCACCATGAAAATGTAGCCCCTTGATTTTTTAAACAATGTATAACAGCTGGCCAAGTTTTGCCATAATTCTGAATCATTTTTTGTTCAGGACCTGATAATTCTATCATGTCAAAATGCCAATCTTCAAAAGGAACGACCATCATTCGTAAGTACTCATTTGTATCATAATAGCGGATATTGTACACGATTGTGGTGTGTCCGATATTATATATAATTTATTTTCAGTAGTATATGTAGCAGGCATTAAAAATGTATAGTCACCTGTTTTAGGGTCTGTAGAAGACATTGCGCTAGTTGTAGTTCTAAATGGCACAACTTCTACACTGGTTGAAGCAGGACCTGCTTTTAAACCTACTGTTTCAAAAACCCTAAATATACATTTATCAATTCTTCCACGTTTACCTTGAGCTGTTCCATATTGGCTTTTTGGTTCAACATTTACTGATTCTAGTTCTGAATTATAAGCTAATCCAACATGACATTTTGTAGTAGCATTTGTTAATGTAATTGAACCTGATGATACAGTTTTTGTAGCTTCAACTGCACCATTATTTAAAACTGATACAGTTTGTCCTTCTAAATGATCTAATCCTGTAATTGTAGAAGTTGAAGCACCTGTATATGTAAGTCCGGAATCTAAAAAGAATTGATCATCTTTAGTTTGACTATCAGCTAATCTAAATTCATTCTCCATAAATTCAACATATTGTTTTGTAGCACCATTAATTGTTCTTTCTACAATCATGTATAATGTATCAAATGCATCGTCTATTCCTGGAATTACAGCAATGCTTTTTACTTTAGTATCAGTACCAGCTATTGTATGTCTATGCCAAGCAGTTACTTGTTGATCTCTGTAATATGTTAAACCTAATAATATACCATCATCTCTTCTTGCCCAACACACATTGTTTGGATATGTCGCAAAAGCTATTTCCGCTATACCACCAAAACCTAAATGTTCTGATAAAACAGTCATATCTGGTGATGTAAATGAATCATAGTCAATATTATATGCAAATTCTCTTACACGTTTTTTATTTTTACCAATAAATAATACTGATTTTGAAGCAGGAGCAATTCTAGAATCAGAAGCACCATCAGTAGTTTCATTTATTGCTTGTACAGAAGTCGGCGTTAAAGCAGCAGTGGCTGAGCTTGATGACACGTTAAATGTACCACTTTTAGTAAATACATGTAAATATCTTCCACCATACATGGCTGTAATTTGATTAACTTGATCTGATGTTAATGTATAGATAACTGCATCATCATCTGCAATATCACCATTTATAGCATTAGGATGAAATGCATCAAAATCGGCACTTACAGAACCATATATAGTATTTGGATTAGTATCTGTATTTGCATAAAATAATCTTTCTTCAAAAAATGTAGCTTTAGATGGATAATTATTTGTATAAAAAGCTCCTAATTGCCACTCAGGATGCGTGCCAGAAGATGCTGTATAAGGTCTTTCAGAATCGACAGTTGCTGTAACTTGTGTCGTACTATTAACAGCAGTTATCTTTGCAAAACCCCAGTTACCAGAATGCTGTATTCTAATTAATCTTCCAATATCAGTTGATGCAGAAAATCCTGTATTATTGTTTATTCCTGTAGTTGATGATGCTGTAATAGTCACACTGCCAGAAACACCTGAGTTTGACATTGTTGTAGAGGTAGTATTTACATCAAGATATGGCCCATCAAAAAAATCTACATCTGTTAATGTCCAAGAGGTATGACCTGTTCTTCCTAATTTTTTAGGTATATGATTTGGGTGAACAATATATAAAACATCAGCAGATTGCACATATTCTAATTGATCTATTTGTGCTGTTGTATAAGGTGTAGATATCTCATAAGGAGTACTTCCTGATGAAACAATAATACCTTCATCTTTATAAAATCTAATATATTGATCTCCAAATTCTAATATATAAGCTTGAGTTTTTGAAAATACAAATGGTATAAGTCTAGTTCTTTTGCTACTATCTTTTATTTCACGTATAAATCTAGTACCAGGACGTTTTGTAACGCCTCCGTGCATTAAAACTACAAAGTTATGTATACTAGATGCACTATTATAATATTTATCTAAGTCTATACGTCCATTTAATCTTGGACTGAGCTCTCCAGATGTAAAATTTGTGAGTATTGGTGAAGATTCTGCCATGTCATTTTACGTCGTGTATTTATTCCATCTATAATCAGATAGGTTTGGTCCCATTGTTCTTGATTCTAACCAATAATCAGCATCTAAACCTTCAGGTGTACCTTCAAATGAATCATTGCTTCTAGCTTCTCTCATTTTTATTTCATATAGCTGATTCATTGCATTTAATGTTTTAATATCTTGTAATAATGGCATTGTTAGTATTGCAGCAAGTTTATATGCTAATACATCTACTAAAGATGAATCATATGTACCTACATCTGTATTTTTAAATATATAAGTAGTTCTAAATACGCTTGTTTCTGTTAAAAGTTTATCACCTTCAATCTTATATTCAATGGTGTCATCTTCTGGTCTTACAATTCTTAAAAAATCGCTTGGTAATTGAAATTGATAACTAAAATAATATGCAGGAGTTGATGACAACAAAGATAATGAAGCTCTTTTTATGCAGCAATTCCAAGGATGTGATCTAAAGACTGCATCTCTAGTATCATCAAATAATTTATTTGAAAAACGTGCAGCTTTGGTATCTTCAGTTAATGAAGTTATAAATTCTGCGCCTAGTAATCCCAAAGCTCTATTTACTATATCAATTTTTGTCGTTGCCATATTTATTCCTATAAATGTGGGGGCACATCACGTTACCCCCACAATTTTTCGAGTTTAGTCAACTACATATAAAATGTAGCCTACTAGATCGTCACCATCTGCAATTGCAGTATCTTGTGAAGTAGCTCTAATAGTGACACCACCTTTGCTATTGAAAGTATAAGTACCTCCAGTAGCATTTTGGCCAGATCCAAAAGAGAATTGACCAGCAGTATCTACGTTTAAACCATCCAAAAGACCATCTGCATCTGCAGCTACGCTATTACCGTCTCCATCAGTGTACGCATCCCAACCAAGATCTAATGTAGCTGAACCAGTAGTCCAGTTTACATAAGCGTTAGAAGAAGCAAGTAATACTTTTACTTTTCCTGCAGGTAAAGTACCAAGAGCTACTGATGAAGTAGCATCTCCAGCACCAGACTGAGCATGAGTAAAGTGCATTATTCTCACTCTTCCAGCGTAATCTGTAGTCGGATTTAAAGTCACAACAGGAGAAGCAGTAGCGTTAGTGTACTCTGTAGAATTTTGAGTTGTAACAGCCATTTTTTATCTCCTTATTATGCTTCCGAACATTTGATTTCAACAACTTTTCCTTCTTCCATTCGAGTTGCCCCGAAAGAAGCAGAACAGTATACTTGGGTAGCATTTCTTTTGTCACGTCTAGGACCGATGTCTACTTGAACATCAGCACCAACGGCCAATAGAAGCCCAGACTTAGCATAAGCGATCACTCTTCTGTAACTATTTGAGTCAGCTGCAACTCTTTCAGTTCTAATGAAATTGAAACCCATGAAAGTGTTGATATCACCTTGTACCAAAGCTTTGACTGAGTTATAGTCAGAGTTTGTTACTTCAGTTGTTTGCAACAAGTCATTGATTTGCTTAGAAGTTACAACAATGAATCTTGGATCTGAAGGATCAACTTCATTTGAATCCAGAATTCTTTTTGCTTCTCTAAGTTTTCCAATTGTTAGACCTGAGTTCGTAGCAGAACCAGTCTCAACGTAGTTAACAGCGATTTGATCACCAGCAGGGAACGACACTGAAGAGCTTCCAGTCTTACCTGTGTAAGCAGTACCAAAAGCAGCTCCGATGATAATGTCATCCATTTTTCTGCCAAGTGCCCAAGCGGCGTTTTGCGCGTAAGGAGATGCAGGGTCGATTAAAAGTCTGATTCTATCAGTTCTGTCAATCATGTCCGCCCAATCAAAGTCTCTTAATGACACTTGTCTTCTGTCATGAGGAGTTGAGATAAGCGGAGTGTCAGAATGTCTAGAAGTAACTTCTACCGCATCCACACTTCCTATACGATCATAGTATTCAAACTCAGCGTTTTGTGTTTCAACCCTTACAAATGGTCTAAGTCTAGAACCTTTTTGTTGTAAAAGGTGTTCAACGTTAGCTCTGTATTGGTTCACAAAAGCTGTTGTTATATTTACAGACATACTATGTTGCCTCCGTGTTTACGTTGTTGTTATTATTAATCGCGAACGCTACCCAAATATATGGACATTCACTTGCATTTTACGTCTCTGCCTTCATCGACGAGTGGACCTTTACGGCTACCCACTTCTACCAACTATATAACTAGTTAATAAATTCGTACATACTTATTTTACACTAGCTAATCGGAGTTTCATCAGGATATGCTAATTGGAACAGATTATTCATCTTCTGTACCGCTTCAGCATGACCTCCATGGTCTCCACTATTATATGCTTGCATAAAATCACTATCCCTGTTATATCTAGCTATTTCTTGTCTAGCTTGATCAGGTGTCATGGTAAATGAACGTTGAGTAGTAGCATCGGATCTTCCTTCAGCTAAACCTTCGCCAATTTTAGCGAACATTTTAACTATCATAGGATTATTACCCATGCCAGTATTATCTAACCAGTCATTAAGCTCTGGAGAACCATACGTTTGTACAGCTCTTTGAGCTAAATCAACACGCTCATCATAAGCTTTTCCAAATTCTTTTTTCAAAGAATCTACCCATTGAGAAGCTTGACCTGCAGCGTCTTGACCTTCTGATGTTACCTTACCGTTTACATATTCGTGGTAACCATCAAATAATGTTTTAGCTTGTTTAGATGTCAATCCAGCTTGATGCGCTAAATTTTTAAATGCGCCTTCAAATTGCTCGTCATATTCTAAACCTTCAGCCATAACAGGTCTATCACCAAAGTTATATGCATCTGGTTGTTCAGGTCTGCCTAGACTGTCATAAAACTGTCCCCATTCCTGATCAGTTGCAGTATCTCCTGGTAAAGAGATTCTGTTTTTGCCTATTAGCTTTTGGCTATTTATATAGCTTTTAGCTAAGTTACCAACATCTTTAATGTCAGTTAATGAAGGGTCAGATCGTAAATCTTCAGGTATAGCAGTTCTCCAATCTTGCGTAGGAGCAGCTGAGCTACCCGCATCAGTTACAACGGACCCAGTTTGAGTTATTTCATCACTCATTGATTGCCTCCATGTTTATCATGTTTTTAAAGTCCTCAGGTTTTTTATTGAGAAACTTTAGTATTGAAACTACGATACGTCTCATACCTTCACGGTGAGCTGTTTCGTAGGCATCGCCTGGACAATGTGTTGTCTCAAAGACGAATCCTTGTTTACAAAGATGAGATAAAACAATTTCTCCATCTTTTGATGTAAATACTTTTTTATAATGTTCGTTGAGCTTTTCAAGCCCTAGTGGTTTTTTAGCCAATTGTTAATCCTTGTTGTTTTGCTCGCTGAGCTTCAGCAACATTTTTCATAGATTGGCTTTCTTGTTGTGCACGTTCTGCCTCCATCATAGCTTGTTGTTGCTCAGCTCGCTGTTGTCGTTCTTGTTCAACTGCGTCTTTATCATTTAATATCTGAGGTGGAGCATCTAATAAATGATGGAAATATCTGAATGTTTCATCAGTATTCATATTATCTAAAAGATCAGGTTTAACTTGGAATAAAGGAACCATACTTTCAAATAATCTTGTAACTGTCATTAATTGACCTGATTTTTGTGCTCTTGCTAATGGTGATGTATATTCTATCTTCATATTTTGACCTTGTAAAATAGAAGGCACATCAGGTAATTTCTTCTGTCTTGACATAATTTTAAACACACGATTGATTAGTGGACCTAAAAATTCTACTTGTAGTCTACCAACCATTGGTCCCATTAATCTCATTTTTTCTTCTTGTCTAGCTATAACCTCAGTAGCTGTCATATTAGGACCGCCTTTTTGTTCTGGCATCTTTAACCAATCAACATGAAATGCAGACATAATATGTTCTCTTCTATTTTGAAGAATCTCAAAACCAATATCAGGTCTAGCATTAGTTACTAATGGTTCAATCTTGTCCTGAGTGCCAGATCTATAAAAATTTAGTCCACCTGGCACGGTTCTCACAGGGAGTATGAAACCATCATCAGGAACAAGTAAAGGGGGATCGGTTACTTTTTGTGCAGCTTTAATAATAGTTTTCATCATTGTATTTACCATTTTGATATCTGGTAAAGATGTCATTGATGGTGATCTACCATATATTTCGCCTGCAACTTTTTGCCAACGAGGTACCATATATGGAAACTCATCATAGCCGCCTTCTTCAAGCAAAGCTTTTTCTTCTACTAAAACATAACAAGATTTAAAATTCTTTTTTGTTGGGTTTTTATAAGGCTCACCATATGTTTCAGAAGGTTCTACTGCATGAATAACTTCAAATTCTTTATAAGGGTCTTTTTCTGCTATTTGTTTAACTTTTTCAGGAACAGCATCACCAAATCTTTCCATAAGTTGTCTGGCTGTTCTTTTATATTTTCTGTATAACGTATCAACAAATCCTGCATCATTTTCTTGTATATAACAATCAGCTAAGTGATAAGTTCTAAATGTAATACCTTTACCTGGCATATCTTGTACCATCATAACTCCGGTACCAAATGCACCAAGGTCTAAATATAATTCATGTGCTTGACTATTAAAATTACTGCTAGGAAGATTGAATACTTGGTCATAAAGAATAGTTGTTGCTCTGTCTAACCATTCTTTAACAGCAAGTTCTTTGTTTAGTTCATCATCAAATGTTCTTAATGAAAACCATTTTTGTGAAGGTGAAGTTAGGAAACTATGCAAGCCTGACGCTAACTGCTCATTGGCTAATGGTGCAGTAGTATCATAAATCAAGTCGTATCTTGACTGATCTCCTCTATATCGTATAGTAGAAAAATCACCTCTGTTAGGATTCACATAATTTGCGCAATCCTGCCATAGATTTTCCCAAGGAGACCGGAACCCTCTTAAAGATTCCTGTTTTGTTATAATCCTAGTAACTAGGTCTGTCATCTATGCTCCTAATAACGTTTTTCTAACAATAGTTGCTTCATCCTCAGCACCTTGACCACTTGTTAATATAGTTTGTCTTCTACCATATCTTTTACCAGCTTGTCTTCGTGCATCAGCAGCAGCAGGTGCGGCATCAGCCGGAGTAGGCGTTGGTGGTGGCGGTGGTGGTGGGGGTGGCGCTTTGGGTTTTGAAAATACTCCTCCCATAGTTATCCTCCTAATACGTTGTATTCACCATCGGCGTAAGTTGGGAGCTTACGGCCTTTGTTAATATTATCCCTTGTTCCCAATGCAAGGTATCGAAACGCGTCAGCAGCATGACTTGTCCAATCATGCAAAGGTTTATCACGATAAACTTTTCTTTTTTCGTCATAATCCTTACGATACTGTCTTAACGCTTCTACTAGTATATTACATCGTTTTTCATCGAAATAACACCTAGGAATTACTGTTCTTGCAGCTTCTATACCATCATCTATTAACACATTCGGGCAGATTGTAAACCTTAATCCTAGTGCATTTGCTACTTCCCATCTAGACTTACCGGTACCCATTTCTCTAACCTTAATATCATGAGGTGCTATATGTTTACCATATAAATAATCCTTTTCTCTAAGCACCTTAATATAATGGGACATGCCTTCTCCTTGATTTTCATAGTAATCTATTATCCGATATTCTTGACCAAATTGTTGAAAGAATATTATACTAGTACTATCACCCATACCTAAGTCCCATGATGTATGGACCTCTAATCTAGGCTCATATGGAACCTTATTAATTCTTCCGTCTGCTAAAGCTTTAGCCATTAAGCTACCATAATAAGAACCAACTAATGGTGCATCAAAGCTACAATAAAATTCTTGTTGTATTAGTTCATCTGGCATTCCTGCATCTCGTTCTTCTTCAATTGCATCTTGGCCAATAACCTTCGTATCTTCAATCGTAAGTCGTTGACTAAACCATCTTTCGTTTTTAGAAGCCATATTAAACATATCATAGCCATGGTTTCTTCCTCTAGCTGTATAAATAAAAACTGCCCAGCCACCATTTTCTGCAAGGATAGGTCTTATCAGATCCCAGGCGCGTGGGTCTTGAAGTGAGTACTCAGAAAAGACAACACCAACAGGATTTGATCCAACTAATCGGTCAACGTTATCAGTTCCTACAACTTGATAGATAGAACCATTTTTAAGTTCTAATCTCATGTCAGTATTATTAACTGCTCCCCATAATGGTTTTGGAAATGCTTCTAAAAATGCTTTACCATCTTTAGTCATACCATCCCATATAATTTTTCTTCCTTGGTTATATGTAGGTAATAAATGCCAATATAAACCTTTACGTTTAATAGCTGCTGTTGCACACCAATTTACTGCAAGTAAATCTTTTCCTGCTCGTCTATGCCAAACTGCTACAGCTCTCTTACCACCTTTTTCTAAATAGTTCCAAAGGTGCAGTTGATAGTCACGAGGTCTCCAATCATAAGGGACCGTTATATCCATATATTAATCTTCTTTTTCTTCTTTGCTATCTGCAAAACTTAATACGTTAACATTAAATCCACCATCTAATGTACCATCTAATTCTACAGCTTTACGTTTAGGCGCAACGTATTGTGCAAGTTCTTTGTTTGCTTGAAATCTAAGCTCTGGTGTATTATTTACATCCATAGATATATTAGCCAATGCTTCTATTGGATCACAACCTAATGCTTCTAATTTTTCTTGCACTGCTTTAGACTTTTCGTTTAAAGAACCTTTTGGTCTACCAGCACCTTCTCTAAATCCACCTGCTCCTTTTACGCTCATACTTTTGCCTTCCTTATGGCTCCTAGGTTTTTATATTTATTTTGTTTAGTCATCATTTCTTCTTCATAGATTTTATGCCCATGCATACCTGTGCTATACCCATGCTTCTTATGAGCAACGGGTCTTGTTAATATAGTTGTTCCATTTGTTTTCTTTGCCATTATGCTTTACGTGTTAATACTGTTTTACCTTGTGATCTTTTAAAATCTTCTTTTGTAGGAGCTCCTTTGGAACCAGGTTTTCTCATACGTTCTCCTGAACCTGATGCTATACGTTTTCTCTTAGCATGTATATTATCCCAAAGACCCCTAGGCATTAAAATATAACCGCTCCTAAAATGAAAGCAACAATGACTGCAATAATGCAGTGTTTATGTTGTTTAAGGTTTGCGATCTTGTTTTCCGTCTTGTCCAGCATGTACCACAGATCCATTTAATTCCTCCTCTAATACCTCGAATGTAGCGACTTGATTTGCTTCAAGTCTAACCATCTTACGAGCTTGTTCATAACTATCTGCTTCTAGAAATATTACGTGGACATTTGCCAACATATCTGGCTTTGTCATTAAACGTATTCTCCAGTGCATTCATATTATATATCACTTTTAGGTATTCTATCACACCAAAATTTTACGTAAACGTCTATTTTTTCTGGTTCAGGTAGACTCTCATGCATAGCGATATACATCTGTTTTGACTTATCATAGCCTTGTACAGCACATTCATACTTGGTATTGTATAACTCAGGTAATACTCCTGGTGAAGCGCAGCCAAACGCTACTGAACATATCTGTAGAACTAGTGCAAATGCATATTCCATACTACTGCTATATAACGAATTACGTTATTAGTATATTATATTTATTGGCATTCGCCATCGGTTTAGTAATTTTTTTCTCGATATCTCCTATAGTAGTACCTAATTGATTTATCCGATGTACATAGTTATTTTATCCGTTGGCAAAAACGGCCCTACCAAAATTTCTGGGTTAGTGTAAAACTTTTCGGGCGCGTCGTTTGCGGGCCCCGGGCCTCGCGACTGGGCACATGTGTCAGGGCAAAAAACGTTTTTCATTACTAGCAATGATTAATGCATAATAACAAGAGCAATTCGCACCAAAGATCTCGATTTGACAGGGAGAATGTAGAGTCTTTTGATTCATTTTGATTGTTTATCAAATTATCCGTGATAGTTGTTAGTGTCATTTAACTAGATTATGTAGTGTACAAGAACGGATTAATGTGCTACAACGGACGAAAGAGAGGAGGATTATTATGGCAGAGAATATTACAAAAGTAACTGTCGAATACAATAATGGTAGAAAGATTGAATACGATTCAAATGAAATACTGTTTACAATATTCGATCGTGAAGACACTGGAGTTCTAGAAATGTCAAATGACAAGTGGAAAAAGATTGTGTCTGAATGTCAAGAAGGCTTCTCAGAAAACTGCAATGAGCAGCTGGTCAATATATTAAATATCTACGATAACTAAAAATATATCAATAGCTCTAGTCTGATTCATATTAGATTAGAGCTATATATAGGAATTTTTGAAGTTTTTTTTAAAAAAACAGAGCTAAAGTTACCAATAAGCCAATAACTTTCTTAACCGATGGCAAA